TTCCCAAAGCAAGAACAGATTCTTGTCGAAAGGGGGGATGTTGGTAACTTTATTAATCTTCCGTATTTTGATTCAGAGCAAACTCTCCGATATGCAATCATCAGAAGAGAGGGAGATTATGTCGAGGCAACGTTGTCAGAGTTCATCGAAGAAATACAGAAAGTTAAGACGTTACCTAAAGATTTTCTAACTCTTCCTATTGGTGGACCTGTAGATCTTTTACCTAATTATATACCTTGTCTTAGAACTAAGTTAGCCATTGGTGTGTTTGAAGGAGAAAGAAACAGAACTGCATTTCAACTAGGAGTTTTCCTACAAAGGCTCGATCCTGGTAATTGGAAAACAAAGTTTGAAGAGCACAATGTAAAAGACTTTCATCCACCTTTATCAGCATCTGAAGTTGTAGCTATACAAAACACTTTAGAGAAAAAAGAATATCAATATCTTTGTAAAGAAGAACCCATGGCATCACATTGTAATCAAAGTGTTTGTAGAACTATGAAACTAGGAATAGGTGCTACATCAATGCCAAGTATAAGTGGTTTGTCTGTTATTCTATCAGAGCCAAGACTATGGTTTGTAGATATTGGAGGACAAAGATTGGAGATAACAACAGAAGAATTACAAGCACCTCGTTTGTTTCAAAGAGCATGTATGGAACAATTAAAAGTTATGCCTCCAAAGTTAAAGGATTCTGATTGGGAGGTAACTGTTAATACGTTAATGGAGAAATGTAACGAAATACAAGTTCCCGAGGAGTTGACATATAAAGGGCAGTTCATGTCTATACTTGAAGCATATTGCACGGGTCGAGTACAAGCACAAACCTTTGAAGAGATTATGTTGGGTAAACCTTACACAGAGGTTGAGGAAAGTAAAACTTATTTTAGATTAGATTCTTTGATGGAATACATGAGGCAGAAAAAGTTTGATAGCTACACAAGAGCACAAGTACAAGAGAGATTAAAAGAAATAAATAATGAGGAAAGTTCTACTGTACGAAGATTTAAGACATCATCTGGTAAATGGAAATCAGTTAGAGTTTGGTGGATACCCGAAGTAGCCTCTGAAGTTGAGATTAATGAAATACCTATAGAGAAAGAAGAGGTGCCTTTCTAATGGAAACAACAATATTCGGACCACCAGGCACAGGAAAGACAACAACTTTAATTAACTTAGTTAAAGATAAAATAAAAGATGGTATGGATCCTACCAAGATTGCGTTTATGTCTTTTAGCCGTAAGGCAGTGAATGAAGCAAAAGATCGTGCTATTTCAGAATTAAATTTAAATACAGATCAAATGATCTATTTTAGGACTTTACATTCACTAGCTTTTTCTTGGCTAGGATTAGATAGTAAAAGAGTTTTCAAAGGTGCTGACTATAGTGAATTAGGTAGATTAACAGGACTAGAGTTTAGAAGTAATCTAACTGTAGGTATAGAGGATGGACCTTTATTTCAAATAGGTGCAGGTGGCGACAAGTATATGTCTGTATTACAAATGGCTCGTGTAAGAGAAGTAACTTTGGAAAAGCAGTTTAATGATACTTGGGATCATCAATTACATTGGCAACAACTAAGAGTTTTAGATAAAGCTTATAGTGATTATAAGGATGCTAAGAACAAATTAGATTTCGTTGATATGATAGAAAAGTTTATTCTTGAGGGTACAAGTCCAAAATTTGATTTGTTAATTATTGATGAAGCACAAGATTTAGCACCTTTGCAATGGAGAATGGTAAAGGAAGTATTAGTTCCAAACTCTAAAGAAACTTATTATGCAGGAGATGATGATCAAGCTATTTACACATGGATGGGTGTGAAGATAGATGACTTCTTAAATGCTTGTGATAAGAAAACTGTTCTCAATAAATCGTATCGTGTACCGAGTGCCGTGCATGAATTCTCACAAAATTTAATAAAAAAAATTTCTATCAGACAATTAAAAGAATGGCAACCCACTAAAAAAGATGGCACCATAACATGGCATCGAGATATACTTGATGTAGATCTAACTAGTGGCGAATGGTTGATACTTGCGAGAACAAACTACATTACAAATAAAATATGTGCTCGTCTTAAAGAAGAAGGCTATCTCTATTGGAGAGAGGGCACTGGTTGGTCTATTTCCCCAAATGTGCTTAATGGAATAGAGGTGTGGTTAAAACTATGCAAAAACCTAGACTTGTCTACAGTAGAACTGAAAAACTTTGTGAAACTATTGAACCCGAATATTATCACGAGATCTGGGAGAAAAAGGTTCTCCCATTTAGATCCCGAACAAACTTATACTCTAGACGACATTATAGAGAAGTGCAGTTTGAACGTATCACGAGAGACTCCGTGGCAGAAAGTATTAAAAGTCTCGGATCAGGAGATAGCATATATAATGTCAGTGAGGAGGAGAGGGGAGAAAGTCTTGACGGCTTCTCCGAGGATTCGGATATCGACAATACACAAAGCCAAAGGTGGCGAGGCGGATAACGTAGTCTTATTACTTGACTCAACAAAAGCTTGTGTAGAAAGCTTGGATCAAGATTCTGAGATAAGAACTTTCTATGTGGGTGCAACTCGTGCTAAACAATCTTTACATTTAATAGAATCAAAAAGTAAATATGGATTTAAGATATGAAAAAAGATAGAGAGTTTTTTTTAAAAGAGGCAGAGAAACTGATCAATGGACAGAGAGCCAAGGAGTATGGTCCTGCTAAAAAGAATCATCAACGTATAGCCGATATATGGACTATACTATTAGATAAAAAATTAAATGGTGCAATCACTCCAGAGGAAGTTGTGGCTTGTATGATTGGTGTTAAAGTTGCTCGTCTTGCTGAAGATATTTCAAAAGACGATTCTTGGACAGACGTTATAGGTTATGCAGCACTCGGTGGAGAAATTATAAATGACAAATCATGATCAATATCACTTTTTAGATCAAGACATAAAAGACATGTCTTGGGGTAATGTAGACTCTGATTGGACACCTCCTCAAAATTTTCCAGACTTATCTCAATATGAAACAGTATCAATAGATTTAGAAACTAAAGATTCTAATCTTCTTACACTCGGTCCTGGTTGGACGAGAAAAGATGGTTATGTGATAGGAGTTGCTGTTGCTGCAGGAGATAGTTCTTGGTACTTTCCTATTGCACATCAATCTGGAAACATGTCAAAGAATATAGTCTTCAAATGGTTACAAAAATTATGTGATGATGAGAAGATAACTAAAGTATTTCATAATGCGTTATATGATTTAGGTTGGCTTAGAGCAGAGGGTATAGAGGTCAAAGGTAAAATTGTAGACACCATGATCGCAGCACCTTTACTAGATGAGAATAGAAAATGGTATAATTTAAACTCACTTGCTCGTGACTATCTAGGAGAATTTAAAGATGAAAAATTATTAAAGTCTGCGGCAGATGAATTTGGTGTTGATCCTAAGTCTGGTATGTGGAAGTTACCTCCTAGATATGTGGGTAAATATGCCGAGCAAGATGCATTAATAACTTTAAAACTTTGGGACAATCTTAGAAAAAAGATAACTCAAGAAGAGTGCTCAAGTATATTTGAATTAGAAACTTCTTTACTACCTGTACTGTTTGAGATGAAAACAAAAGGTGTTCGTGTGGATGTAGACAAAGCACACAAGACAAAGAAAGATTTAACTAAGATAGAGAAATCACTTATAGATGAAATAGTCAAGGAAACCGGGGTGGTTGTTGAACCGTGGGTCGCCACATCTGTAGCAAAGGTCTTTGACGCTGTGGGTCTTCCTTATTCTCGCACAGAAAAATCCAATGCTCCCATGTTTACAAAACAATTTCTTTCTAATCAAACGCACCCTATTGCTCAAAAAATTATAAAAATTAGAGAAATAAATAAAGCCAATACGACATTTGTTGATACTATTCTTGAACACTCTCATAATGGTAGAATACATTGTGATTTTCACTCCCTTCGATCCGATGGTGGCGGAACTGTTACTGGTCGTTTTAGCTCAAGTAACCCCAATTTGCAACAGATTCCTGCACGAGATCCTGATATTAAAAAATTAATTCGTGGTTTGTTTATCCCGGAGGAGGGCCACAAATGGGGTTCCTTTGATTATGCATCACAAGAACCAAGATGGTTAGTTCATTATTGTGCCACCTTGACAGGTGTAGATAAACATCCACTGATTGATGATGTTGTTAAAATGTATCACGATGGTAATGCTGACTTTCATCAGATGGTGGCAGATATGGCTAACATTCCTAGAAAACAAGCCAAGACAGTTAATCTTGGTATTATGTATGGTATGGGTAAAGGTAAACTTGCCAATGTGATGGACATAGATACAGACGAAGCATCTAAACTTTTAGAAACATATAATCAGAAAGTTCCTTTTCTGAGATCCTTGTCAGACAAAGCCATGGATCGTGCAGCGAGCACGGGTGTGATAAGAACTTGGTTGGGCCGTAAGTGTAGATTTGATATGTATGAACCTGTGTCTTATGGATTCAACAAGGCTTTACCAATGAAAGAAGCTATAAAAGAATACGGAGAAAAAGGTAGAGTAAGAAGAGCATTTACATACAAAGCTTTGAATAGATTGATTCAAGGATCGAGTGCTGACCAAACCAAGAAAGCTATGGTTGAATGCTACAAAGAAGGACTGTGCCCAACGTTGACCGTACATGACGAACTTTGTTTCAATATAGAAAATCAAAAACAAGCGGATAAGATTGTAGAAATCATGACCACTTGCATTCCTGATTTA